CGCCCCGCTGGCGTAGGGGCGCCCAATTAGGTTGGTCGGACATAACACTAAGATGGTTGGGAGGGACCTGAGTAAGTGTCGTGGGGTGCTCCGACTGCAACCGAATGGGCTGAGAGCTAAGTCGCGCACGTTTGTTGTCGTGCGTGACATAGGACCAACACACAACCTTGGTGTGTATAACAACAATATCGAGACGGTAGGACGGGCTTTCGAGGAGAGATACTTTCTGTGTAAAACAGACGAAGGTTTCAAGCCCGCCCTATTCGTTAGGCCGAGAACGTATCAGAACAACCAGTGGTTATCGAAGTTCCGAGACATCGTATCCTCATCATGTGCCCATGCCCCAATAATGCCCCTTCGATCAGTGGTCGAGGCGTATGTTGGTTCTAAGCGGCGTGTGTATGAGGATGCGTATTTATCGTTACAAAGAGACCCATTGACTGAGCTGGACGCGCATCTCACTTCATTCGTGAAGTATGAGAAGCAAGACCTGGGCAAGGCCCCCAGAGTCATCAATCCCCGTAGCCCCCGCTACAATTTGGTGCTCGGTAAATACCTGAAATTCTTGGAAAAGAAGGTATATCGTGGCATCAATAAAGCATTTGGTGCATACACCAAGCACACGGTGATCAAAGGAATGAATGTTATGGAAGCAGGCAAAGTTGTGCAAGACAAGTGGAAGCGTTTCAGGAATCCGGTTGCGATCGGTCTTGACGCGCAGAAATTTGACATGCACACTTCAGTGCCCGCATTAAAGTTCGAACATTCAGTGTACTACGATATATTCCCACAGGCTAAGGAGTTGCGGAAACTCCTATCCTGGCAATTGCGCAATCAGGGTATTGCGTACTGTGAAGACGGGAAGGTTAAATTCAGTATGGAGGGCACGCGCTCGTCCGGTGACCTGAATACTTCCTTGGGTAACTGCATTATCATGTGCGGTTTAATATATGCGTATCTACAGGAGCGTGGAGTCGATGGTGAACTGATGAACAACGGCGACGATTGTGTAGTGATTATCGAGGCGGAAGACCTTGAGAGATTCATGCACCGACTGCCAGAATGGTTCCAGGTTGCCGGCTACCGCATGACTGTAGAAGCACCAGTATACGAGTTGGAAGAGATTGAGTTTTGTCAGTCTCGTGTTGTGTTGTGCGATGGAGAACCAGTGATGGTGCGCAACTTAACCAACTCATTCCTTAAGGATCCCATGTGTCTTGTACCTGTACAGAACAACAACGTCTTGAAAATGTGGTATCAAGCCGTTGGAGATTGTGGTCAAGCGATCACTTCTGGTTTACCAGTTCTGCAGGAATACTACAAGATGTTTCAACGAGTGGGGAAGAGCTACACGCAAGGGTTCCTGCAGCATGTGCAGAAGAACACGGCTCATCTAACCCGGATGAGGGGGATAATTTCACGGGCACGTGACGTAGCTGCTGCAACGCGGTGCAGTTTCTATTATGCATTTGGGATATTACCCGCGTACCAAATCGAACTAGAGGAGGCGTTCAAGCGAACGACCTTGCAGGACGGAGTGGAAACGTTGTTTCA